TATGGCCGAGTGGTTTAAGGCGACGGACTTAAGACCCGTTATCTATGATGCGTGGGTTCGAACCCCACTGGCTGCAAAAAAACAAACTGATTCCTGCAAACGGCTGATAAAAGGAATCATCACAGCAACTCACTTTTAGTGATAATAGCGAATGCTATATTGCCTTTATCTTTTCATAAGCAAAGGTTCAAATTGTTCCAAACAGCAACTCAATGCATTATAATGAAAAGGAACAAGCACCCGCTCTCATAGTGTAGCGGTTAGCACCACAGACTTTGAATCTGTTATCCTGGGTTCGAATCCCGGTGAGAGCTTTGAATGTATTTTCCAACTGTTTTCGCAAGAAGTAAAACGGCCCCCATCTATACCCGGTTAGCTCAGTCGGTAGAGCGCTAGCCTTTTAAGCTAGTGGTCGAGGGTTCAAGCCCCTCATTGGGTGTAGCCACTTTTATAAAAAGTGGCGCAAAATAAAAATAAAATTTTTGCTCCACTTTACTAAAGTGGATTTTCAATGGCTCTATAGTGTAGTGGTTATCACGCATCCTTTACACGGATGAGATGTGGGTTCAATTCCCGCTAGGGCTAATCCACTTTTCAACCTTTGGGAAAGGTTGAGCCAAACTTTCCTGAAGTGGTTTTGCTCCACTTTTCCCAAAAGTGGAAGTCTTCATCACAGCAATCCAATCAAACTTTATTTTAAAAGCCCAAAGTGAAGACCGCATCCAATGCTTTCGTAGCTCAGTAGGTAGAGCATTTGACTGTTCGACGTAAATGTCCGGTAAAATCAAAAGGTCGCAGGTTCGAAACCTGCCGAAAGCGATAAAATCCACTTTTAAAAAAGTGGAGCAAAATATATATAAATTTTTTATATATATTTAACAATTCAAATACTAAATTATAAAAGGAGGGGTCATAGGGGAACCTTGGTTCCCTATTTCTTTTGGAACTTCTGCACACACTCCCAAATCTTGGCAGACTCATCAAGAGCAAAAACACCACGACGCTGAGCTAGTGATAAAAATCCAACAAGCAAATTCAACGCAACATTCTCGTCAGTAATTGGGATATCCACAAGCTTAACCTCGGGCTTCTTCTCTTCAACAGGTTGAGTTTCGTTCTCGTTTTCCATTATAATTATAGTACAATGTTAATTTTAAATTACTTTTATAAAAATAATATATTTTAAAAAACAATCTGGCAAAAAAAAATTGAAACCTTTTGAATAGACCAGTTGAATTTACCCCCAAAAAGAAATGGAACAATCCAACACGATGACCAGAGAAAATATTATTGAGTCTGCCAATGTCACTTTTCACAATGTGGCGACTCCAAAGCTTATCCCCGTCCTAGCCGAAGGCTTAGAAGAGTCAAAGCCCGACCCATTCACATATGACTTCAACCTTTTCCCAGAAAACCAAGCCATGAAGTTCGGCATTCTTGAATTGAAGATTGCCGACACACCGATGCTCACAACACACCAAGTGTTGGACACTAGCACCGACATCTCAGGTTCAATGAGCGATGACTGCAAAGACGGAAAATCTAAGATGCAACATGCTAAACATACCTTGCAGAACATTGTAAGCGCAATTGTCAAGAGCGAAGGCGCGTCAGTTACCATGGCAACTTACGGGTTTGACAACATGGTTGATGAGATTTTCCCAGGAACTCAAATCACTCAAGACAATGAAACCGAGTTGCGTACAAAGATGGATAAACTACTCCCTCGCAATGGAACTGACATCTACAAGTCATTGGAGTATCAAGCCGACCGCGCAGCAAAACGGCGCGAGGGCAACCCAAATGTTAGGCAGACCAACATCACCCTCACAGACGGTCAGGCCAACGATGGTAAGTCAACCAAGTATTCTGACATGGCAACACAAGTGGCTCCCAACTGCACCAACATTTTCATTGGCTTTGGTGCCGACCACAACGCTGTAGGCCTACAACAGCTCGCTGATGCACAGCCCAACGGCTCCTACTTCTATGTAGCAGAGATTGAGAAGGCGGGACTTGTCTTCGGTGAGGTCATTCATCAGATGCTCTACACGGCTCTAATCAACATCACAATTGAAATAGAAAATGGCGAGATTTACAATTACAAAACCGACACATGGCAAACGACTTTGCAAATCCCCTCCATTGTAAGTGAGACCAAGAAGACCTACCATTTGCGTTCCAAAGACTCAACGCAGGTAGTCGTTAACATCTACGCGCAAAGCCTTGTTCACGGAGACCAAGAGGCGACGCAGTTGGATCTTGATGACCTGATCAGTCACGCCGCCGAGGGAGAATCAGTCAACCTCACGACGCACATGTTCCGCCAACGTACCCAAGAGCTCATGTTCAAGGCGCACCAGCATAACATTGCTGGGCAAAATGCAGAGAAGTGGACTAAAGAACAATACGATGGTCAAAGCAACGTCTCCAAGACAATCAGAAAGGAACTAGTTGACTTGTGCAAGTTTATGCAACAATACGCCAAGGAGAACAGCCTGGAAGAGGATGACCTATTGAATACATTGCTCACAGACTTGACTGTTGTTGCAAAGACATTTGGCAGTCCGCGCGCGGCTCTTTATACCGCATCAAAGTGCAACTCTCAAGGGCGCCAGACTTCCAACAACACCAACTACATTGACCCGAATGATTTGTTTAGACAGAGGCAAAATTACGCCAACCACGGGATGCGCAGACAAAATGCAATTGGCGCGTTTCAAGGCGACCTTCTGGATGAAAACGATGGTCTGGCAGACTTGCCAACTATGCCGAGAATGCAGAGCGGATTGTCAAGAGCTTACACAACCCCGAGACAAATTACAATGATGCGAACACTTACTGGAGCAAGCGCAGAGTTGGATGAACTTAGATTGCCTCCGACGCCCCCCACCGAAGAAGAGGAAACATCCATTTAAAAAAACCATATAAAACTTAAAAAAATTTATAATTATAATAACTTACAAATTTTTTTATTTTTTCATTTATTGACCAGATGACATATTTCTTGTTCCATAATAAATCATATTAGGACGACTTCCACTTGTAACAATAGCTGGAACGCTTGAACCACTAATTGTACCAATATCTTGAGTTCCTGGATTATTACTCATAGAATTAGATGGGGGTTCAAATGAGACTTTAAGATAAGATACGCCCTTCATAAGCTCATCCTTTAACTGACTTAAGATGGGAAAATCTTCTTTATTTAAAGCTGATGAATAGATAGATGAATTTGTTGAAGCAGGGCTTAAAGCGTCAGTTTTTGTTGCACCTGGAGTCATAGACCCACTAGAATTTAATCCCCACAACTGTTGCCAAACTGTACTAGATTGAGGACCATTACCAACATCTAAAGAAAATGGACAAGAATAATCTGCTGGGTCATCAAGAGCAGTGCATGGATTGCACTCAGATTTCAAAAACTTAAATCCAGTAACTTCTTTAGGTAAATCTGCATTTGTAATGGGTGTAACTCTAGAAACAATGCTACCATTTACACCATTATATCCAGTGTAAACAACTTTTTGCATAGTAATTTTTCCAGTTTCTTTATTTTTTCCACAACGAACCAAGTTATTGATATTATCAGGCATACCATCAGTGGGTTTAATAATAGCCCCATTCAATAAAAATGTTCCTTCCTTAGTATTCCAAGCCAATAATTCAACAATAGATCTCTGGTTATAGACACTTTGCACTGTTAATAAAGATGAACCAGGTTCATTATTAATAATATTATTTTGTGCTATAGCATTTTTATACAAAGTGATAACACCTGGTGACCAAGGCCATTTGCCAGTTTTTAATAATGTTTCAACTTCTTTTGCAGTGGCCTGTTGTTGAATAACATCCAAATCAAATCTTAAATTAGGATTGCGAACTTTTTGAAATTCAACAAAATCATTTATAATATTTTGAGGCCAGACAGTGTTTTTAGGAATAGGATAACCCTCAGGAAATAATCCAAATAAACTTCTACTAGTAGTAGAAGATGTTACTCCTGTGTCAGGTTTACTTGCGGTAGCAAGAGTTTTGCCTGCAACTACTTTCCCCATACTATTAGTAGGAGCGACAGCAGCACCAGCAACAGAAGCACCAGCGACAGAAGCACCAGCAACAGAAGCACCAGCAACAGAAGCACCAGCGACAGAAGCACCAGCAACAGCAGTTTGTTGTCCATTTGAAGAATTATTAAAAATTAAAGGAGAACCACAAGAAGCACACTCAGAACTATAAACACAGTTAGCAGAACCACGACCATATTTATCAAACTTATAGTTACTGGGGTCAGTAGTACATTCCCAAGGGCAGCTCAAAGTTTTTTTATCGTTACTAACTTTACAATTTCCAGTGGGTTTAGTTGGTGCAGCGCACCCAGGTTTACAAGTAGAAGTATTAGAAGCTAACCCTTCCACCTGAACACAACTAATCTGAAAGGCTTGATAAATAATAAAAGCAATAGCCGCAAAACCAATACCCCACTTAACATCCATAATACCAATAACAATAATTGCAAAAGCAAGTATTAAGTTTCCTAAAAACGATTTAAATAAATATTTAAAATAATTTGGTTTGACATTGACAAGTATTGCCAAGAGAATAACAACTAAAATAATACCAATAACTCCACCATTTATCCTATTGCCGCTTTTTGGAAATATATTATAGTCCATGGTTAACTATAATATATGAATAAAATAATATCACAATACGTCTTTGTCTTTCACTTTACCTTCCAGTGGAACCAAATCCGCCATCCCCTCGTTCAGTATTATCACCCAACTCATCCGTGCTGTTAACAATTGTCACATAAATAGGAACCATCCCAGGCGCAACAATTTGTAACAACTTGTCATATTGATTAACAACATAATTCCCATCCACCCCTAACAAACAATCAAACTTCCCCATCAAATTCCCACGATAACCGCTGTCAATAACTCCAACACTATTTGCAAGACGCAATGGTGTTCCAGACAAACTAGACCTAGGCATCATAAAAAATCCAGTGTTAAAGGTCTTGCCATTTTCACAAACCATTCGGGCAGAACACTGAACAGAAAAATTAATTTTAGTTACAGTCACCCCCATACACTGAGTTTCAAATGGTGTTAACAAATCAAATCCAGCATCAGGATTGACACTATTGTGCATTTGAGAATTGTGTATGAGGACCCGATTTTCATACATATTACATAACTGATTATCATTGCTATCAATAAAAATGCGCAAGTCCATAACACGGTCACAGTTTTGAAATGCAGACAAAGTAAACCCAGACATTGCTCTTATACAAAATAATAACTAGTGTTTAAATTGTTATTATTATATTTGTAAGGTTTTGTGTTTTAATTATTGTTGCCAAGTAAACCAACCAAATCAATAAACACATTTAAAATATCCAAATAATAGTCCAAAGATGCTGTAATGAAATCACCAGAATATTCTCTCTGCAAAATATTGTTAGTATCATAAATAATGTAAATAGAAAACAAAATAAGAGAGAAAATAGTAATACCCTTCATAAACGCAGTAGTAGCTCCAGAAAATATAGTAACAAGTTGTACAATAATCAAAAGCAAAAGTGCGTAGAATAAAAAGGCAGCAAATTGCAAGCCAAGTTTAATACCGAACATTATTAATGTTGCACCAAACAAGAACATGACTCCAAAAATACTCATAGTTCCAAGAACAGCCGTCTGAATAAGCTTTGGATTAGAAACTTGCCTTAAAATAGATAATGTATATCCAGCGATTACAGAAAAGAGAGAAAATAAAATAAATTTCAACCAAGAAGGCATAGGAACGGCCGCTAAAATAATGATAATTATAAATTGAACTATAACTAACCCCCAATATAATCCACTATTTTTTGGGTCAGCCTTATAATTCATCATAAAATAATAAGTAATTCCCAATTGAGCAATCAAGTTCGCAAAAACTTTAATTAAAAATTCCTTCTTCTCATTTAATAAATTTAAAAAAGATGAGCTGCCACTCTTTTGTCCACCAACCATTAAATTAAACGCGTGGTGACCGGTGTGTCTCATAGGTCTTCCACCTTTTTTTGCAAACTTTTCATATAGCGCAGAGTTTACCATATTATATATAACAACTATAAAAAATGTTGTGATAAATATTTTTTATGAATTTTATAAATTAATTGGCAATAGTTGTGGTATTTGAATTTGACCAATACCAAGCGGGAGGAGTAGTGTAATAAACTTGTGCAATAGGTGGAGGTTCATAATAAATACCTTTGCTAGCATTTGACCCATTATTTGCGGCAAATGGAAATGGTTTTTGAACTCCAATTGGATTGGCACATTTGCGCTGGATTCTTAGTGTATGTTGGCTTGATGTTTGAGGTTGATACAACTGCTTTGTATAACCAGCATTAGAGCTGATTGTACTGAAACTTTTATAACGAGCTGTAGTATTGCTGCAACCAGTAGGGCCACCTCTAACACGATATCCGATATATTTCTCAGGCTTATTGGTGTCAACAACACAGTCATTTGCGGCAGCTTTGGTTTGAATGTATAACCATTGGCTGCCATTGTCGGACATGTTATCATTTCCAGCTTGTGGTTGAACCCAATAGTTAGGATACTGTCCGTTATGAATCCATTTATATTTCTTCTCCAACATTCCCTTGGTAGAGAGAACGGATGGTTTAATATATTCATATTGTTGTCCTTGGGTTATACCTCTAACAAGAGGAGAATTCATGACAGGTTGAGGACTTGAATAAGTTCCACAGCAACCACCAGAACCTCGGGGGAATTGACCGTAAAAAGGAGTGCCATTTTTAGAGAAAGCGCTACTTTTTCCTATATATCCGACATTACGAGTTCCTCCATTGAGAGAAAATCCGACAGTTCCTGGAGAAGTGATTGCAAATTCAGAATGACTCCCGAATGGACCTTGTCTTAACCATACACCTCCAGGTGGTTTGCCAGATCTATTTGAACCATAATTAATGACACCTTTCTTTTTGAATGTTTGAAGAGACATATATAACATATTTGGAGATAAAAACAAAAACAAAATCATAAACAAAATCATAAACAAAATCATATATATAATAAACTTCTTCTCTCACAATTTGAGTCTATAGTTTTCAAAAGCATCCAATACAATTTAGTTTGATAAATTGGAAGCAATAATTTGTTAATCTCACAACTGTCAAGACCTTTTATATTTTTATTAAATAAACAATAGATAGCCAATGCACCTAAACTATAATAAAAACATTTGTAATCTGCAACCGATGGTATTTTATCAAGAGTCAAAATTTCAGGAGAGAAAAAGGCAGTCTTAGAATTACGAGAGAAAGGCGAACAAAAAGAAAATTCTCCATAACAATTAATATTTTTAACAACTTCTGGGTTAATACAAATAAATATAGAAGAATCAATTACAATAATATCTTTAAAGTCAAGATAAAATAGTCCATGATTATGTTTCTTAGAGAGAAATATTTGCTGTTTATTTAAACAATAAATTATGGAAATAACAGAATTATAATCAAGCTTGTCCTTAAAATCTGTTAAATGTTGAACAGATTGTGCAGAAAAATTAATACAACATTCAGTATCAGATTTAATAATAGTTCCACCTAAGTTTGGAATCATGTGCAAAATAGATTTTAAAAGCAA